AAGGTTATAGTTTTTCCTGGACAAAGCTATTACGTTCATTTTATCCGCCTGGTCGGAAAACTGGCGTTTAAGACGCATATCGTAAGGGTCGAAGCCTTCCGGTAACTGCACTTTTTTTGTAGTTGCCACTGACTTTACCCCCTTTTTTGTGTGTCGTCGTTCGGAAAATCGACGTTTCAGCGTGAGAAAAAGGGACAGGTCCCAGAAAATCCGGGTTTCCCTATCCCTTAATTTGTACATTATAATAGCATTGTAATGCTATTATATAAGATTTTCGGAATAAATACAAGCCTAGTTTTGTCTTACAGAAAACTACTGAAATTATTTATACCCATTGACAAACTCAAAAACGGAATTAACCACTTGATCGCAACGGTAGTAATACTGGTCTTTTGTAAGACCTAAGATAGTCAAAGTCTGCAATAAGCTATACTGTCCTTTAATAACCCAGCGATAGTAAGCAACCCGCCTAAGTTCAAAGGGTAAGCGGTCGTAAGCCATTTCCAGCATGATCTTATTAAGCATACCATTTGTAATTCCGTCCGCGGGCTTACAGCCACTATTAACCTTTACCTGGTCTTCCATAGGCTCGCGCCTTTGTATATGCTCCCAGTTATCTAACCAACGGCGGATAGTCCGCCTACCTATAATTTCCTGTCCCATAGCCTGTACCTCTCTGAAAAAATATATAATAAAAATTTTTAAATTATAATAAGGGGGTAAGAAAAACCCACTCAAAAATGAATGGTAAAATGAGTAAGAAAAACAAGTACCCCCAAAGAAAAATAAATACTGTATATATTATATAATAACTATTATATTAGATATTATATATAATAATGTATATAGTAGTATGTATATAATATAGTAATATTAGACAATTCTTTTCTTTTGGGCTGTATTCCCTTCCCATTCGTTTACGAACCGCGCCTTACCTGTTACGTTCTCTGGTCTTCGCTCTACGCTCTGCCTTCTACGTTCTTCGCTGTACCTACAGCTTCGTGATTTTCAGCGTATCACTCTGCACGAACGCCGGAACCTTAAAGCCCTTGACTTCCTGGGTCGAAAGACTTAACACGGGTATCTTTACTTCTTTGTCTGGTTCTCCTACAATGCTACGAAGGTCGGTAGCCGTAAACAGACCAGTAAAGTTTCGGGTCGCGGTCATTTCCACATTACCGATACTTAAGATCAGCTGCTTACGATCTGCGGTAACACCTTTAATTACAGCTTCTACCTTGCGTGTGTTATCTTCCATACTGCAACAGTTCCTTTCTGGCCTGTCTACGTGCTTCCTTTTCCTGGCGGCGTCTTTCCTTTCGGTTTGCATAACCTTCCGGGAAGCAGATACCATATCTTTGTACGCCGTGGTCTTCTCTAATATTCTCTAACGCCTGTAACACTTCGTCGGCGTCCGGGTGGGGGTTGCCTACATAGTCTGGCAACTTTCTTATAAATTCAATCGGACTACTACCCAGACTGTTTACATAGCTTACGATCGCCATAGCCTTATCTGTCGGGCAGTTACATACTACCTGGACTTCATGTATCAGATAATCATAATACGGGTTACCTGTTACGCTCTGGTTTAATGGGTTTTCTTTTGCTTTCATACTACCGGTTCCTTTCCGATCGGTTACCCGTGTGTCGCTTCTCCCTTATGTGGGTTATGGGCGCCCTTTATGAAAACGTCCATGATAAGCGGCAGTCTGTTATGTCGGATAACTCCATCTTTGATACTAAAGTTTTTCATGCTCCACTGTTGCAGTTCTCCACAAAAATTATAGTCTACTACAACGTCTTGCCCGATAAGGGCTATAAATTCTTCTTTACTCATGCTTTCCACCTCTTACGGAACCATACCTGTAGACTATCCGCTACCATTATGCCATTTACGCTTTTTACTAATGCTTGCGGGTTTCCCTGTATCATGTTCTCAATATTCATAAATTGCACCACCTTAAAATTTTTAGGTAGCATACAACACATTTCGTTTTTTGAAAAATACGACTTTTTCACTGTCAAATTTTTGTCGTTTACCTGTGTTGTCCACTATTTTCCTGTGCTACCCTTTGTCGATCAGCGTATACCTGTTTCAGAAGCACTATTAGAACACACGTTTTTATTTTTAACATAAATTTAATAATCTTCCTGTAACTGTAGTATACTCATTTACTGGAAGGGGCCGAAGCCCCTACATAGCCGCTACCTTATCCATAAAGCTTTTAGCCTGTGGGCTATACTTAAAATAGTCTAAGGCGTTCTGGACATTTGTTACGTTATGTCCCTGTTCGTAAAGAATTGATAAATCCAGATTGTAGATATTGTAGATACCGCGCTTTTTAAGGATTAAGCTTTTAACCGCTGCTTTTGTTTCTTTGTAAGATTTCATTTATACACCGCCTTTCTTATTACGTTTCCGTGTTTGTTATCACTTTATAGTGATACTATACACCATAGATAAATACTTGTCAACACTTATTTTAAATTTTTATTTTATTTCCGTTATATGTATTTATATAATTGACATTTATCACTTAATAGTGATATAATAACCATATCAAATAGAAAGGGGGTACATAAATGGCTATGGCCGAAAAGGTCCGTATCCTTCTTGTAAAAAGAAAGATTACAGTTACAGACCTGGCGAAGCGCTTAGGAATGTCACAAAGCAATCTAAGCAATAAGTTAAGCCGGGATAATTTCAATGAAAAAGAACTGCAAGAAATAGCAGAAGCCTTAAACTGTGATCTTGATATAGGATTTACACTAAGAGATACCGGCGAACAAGTTTAATAAGTTACAGTTCGGAAGAACGCACTTACCCAGGAAAGCCCTACAGCTGCAAAGTTGTAGGGTCTTTTCTTTGTCGTCGTTGGGTGATATAATAAAAGAAAACACTTAGGGGGATAAAAATTATGAAATGTCCAAAATGTAAAAGTGAAAATGTTAGTGTTGATCTGGTACAGGTAGAAGGAAAGACTAAGAAGCATGGTAACGGTCTGGGCGGTCATATCAATAATACCGCGCGTGGACTTACAGCTATATGTACCCTGGGTATATCTAACCTGGTATGGAAGAAGTCAAAAGGAAATGAGAAGACAAAGTTTAAGAACAAGACTGTATGTATCTGCCAGAACTGCGGCCACACCTGGAACGCCTAAAGGGTAAACAGAGGATAACAGAGGACAACGCTATAAGCTAGCTTACTTCGGATAACCAAGGATAACAGAGGTAAACAGAGGATAAAGAAAAAGACCTACAGCAGTAAGGTAAGTCGAAAAATTTTTAAAGAACTTAAAGAAGGGGGTATAGAAAACCCACTCATAAAACGAATAGGAAAATGAGTTAAAAAACAATACCCCCTAAAAGAAAAATAGATACACTTTATATTATATATACTAATCTTTATTATATATTTTATTTATTATATGGTTATGTATATATAGTTATTATATGTATATAATAAGGGTCTTTTATGCTGTAGTTTCTTACTGATTTTCTACTACGAATTTTACTACAGTTTCTACTACAAAGCCACGGAAAACAGGGGTAAACAGGGGTAAACAGAGGATAACGGAACATTTACAGAATACAGAGAAAAAGCCCAGAAACGCTATGTTTCCGGGCTTTTAAAATGGTTATATTACATTATCCATGAAAACATCGTAAACACCGGCAAATCTTCCATATGCTTCCATTTATTATCCCTCATAATCCCTGGTGTACTGACAGGCCGGTTTTCTGAACCATCCACTTATGGGCACACCAACTTCAAATTTCTCTGCTATTGTAACATAATATCTGTCAGTATGTAAATAAGAGGTTACTTTCAACATTAACGCAACAGGACGACTGCCTTTTACAGCAGCCGCCCTGTTCTTCCTGTCATTCTGTCACTTAATTCTTTGGCATGTATCTTACATATGCCGGTTCACCGCCATAATAGTAATCTCCACCATTCTCATCATATACATCCTCATCTGTGCTGAATGTATAGGTATTGCCGTCATCATCACACCAGCTGCCGTCACCATTTGGATAAATAAC